TAAAAGAAATAATATTTTCTTGAATGATGTTTGGTTTCTTTAAATAGAGAAACTTAACCTTCTCACCATTACCAATAAGTGAATACTTATTAGTCAACTTTTTCTGTTTGACATAATAGTTGAATAACAATGCACCCCGTATATGTATAGGAGTTCCCTTCGCATATATTGTAGAATGAGCATGATACTTACGTACATTAGATGCTGTCCGTGGAAATGCAATATCTTCTGGAGGTAACGTCTTAAATTCCTGACGACATTTATCAATATAATCAATCACTTCATCTTCAGTTCCACTCATAATATGCTTGAGTGCATCCTTAATCATAGTTCTACAAGGTGCTGGTGTTGAGGATTTAACTGCCTCAATACCCATCATTTTTAATTTTGGTTCTTCATATCTAACTCCTTCACTATCCCATACATTTAAAATATATCTTTTCTTGGCAGTCCATATACCACGGTCCGCAATGTTCTCCCGTGCCATGACCATCTTTTGATCATAGGCATTTACGTAGGATGCCAATTCTTCATAAGCACTCTCAATATAAGGCTCGAATTCCATTTCACAGATCTTATTAAGGAACGTGACAACGCCTTTAGTAGTTTTCTCTCTGCCCTGGTATACAGCCTCGACCAAAGGACCAAGATTAAGATAAATGGAATCGGTATCAGAAGCAATAACATAATCTTCACCTTCAGTTTTTAGAATTTTATTAATATGAGCATTCATCCTATTCTCAATCCAGCGAATAGATACCTGCCCTGACAGAGTAATTGCCTCTGCATTTGCTAGTTTATAATAACGGAAATACTGATTGCCGATAGCGCCATAAGCAGAATTAAGTTGAATCTTCCTCGCCATTTGGATGTTGTTGCAACGAGCAATTTCCTTTTCCAATGTCTTAGTGGGGGTCTTTTCATAATCTTGCTTTGCCTTAAGCATCTTCTTTTTATATATCGTTCGATCCTTATAGATCTTCTCCATCAACTCTGGTAGAAACCCCCGTACATCCTTACGATACTGTGCTCCATTGGCACATACAGCATACTCACCATCAATCACTATCTCCTGATTTAATAACCCCTCAACGCTCGCGCTGGGATGTCTAGTCTCCCTGAGGGTTTCTGGACTGATATTATATTGCATAATAAGATGAGGATACAGAGAGTTGAGGTCAAAACTAACAACCCAATCATACTTTCCTGGAATCGGTTCTTTAACATATGCTCCTGCGTATTTTGCGTCCTTATCGGATCTTTCTTTTGGTGGAATAACTATATTCCTCTTCTTAAGATAATTGTATATAATAGTATCCCACATACGAACCTGAGAGAACACATCAGCATAATTTGCTTTTGCATCATATGCCATAACTATGGCAAGTTCAATCAGTTTCATCTTGTCTTCCATACGGTCAACAAGTTCCACGTCAATTATATTATACTCTACGAACTTTTGCCAACCCTTTGTATAGAAATCTTTAAATGTATCAAACTCACTGTGGTCTAATTTCTTCTGTCCAAGTTCTACACTAGCAATATAATCCAACCTATAAGACTCCTGTGCCTTATAAGTAAACTTCTTATAAAGATTGAGATAATCTAATTGAGTAACACCACCAACATCATAAGAAATATTTCTACGTCCCATAATATAAATTTCTTTCTCTGTCACCAACCCCCAAGGTGACATACGACGCATAAGTTTTTCACCCAAAATCCTATCAAGACGACGACAAAGATATGGAATATCATATAATTCACTATTCCATCCAGTAATAACCTCTGGTGTATTCTCTTCAATCATCCACCAGTTAATAAAATCACTTAAAAGTTCATACTCTGTCCTGAATGATTTGTATGTCACATTATCTTGCTTATTATTAAATGGACCCAAACCCCAAGTTCTAATCTGCTTGGTGTTATAATCCTGAAGTGTAATAAGAAGTATTTCCTCTGCAGCAGATTCTACATCAGGAAACCCGTTCTCTGATGCCACCTCAATATCAATTGTGGTTATCTTGATCTTACTGGTATCAAACCTTATCTCTTCCTCTGGATACTTCTCAGAAATATACTGATAGATATACCTATCATTACCATATATCTTAAAGTTCTCTACACCATCATACTTCTTTATAAACTCACGACAATCCCTCACAGAACCAGGTTCAATTGATTCTACATATTCTCCATCTAATGTTTTATATTTTGTCTTTCTTTTTGAAGGGACAAATAAAGTTGGATAAAACTTCTCTCTGGTTGCAAAATGTTTACCATTTTCATAACCACGAACCAAGAAGTTGTCACCGACCATTTGTACGTTGGTATAAAATCTCATCGTTTATTTTTGAATTCCGTGATTCGAGTTCATATTTGTTAGGTACCATTATAGCATCTTTTCCAGTAAATTGCTCATAAGAATCTATAAACATAGAAAAATAATACCAATATTTTTTAGGAGTATATTGTGGAGATAAACAAACAAAGATATAATCAAATTTATAGTTACTAAATTTATAATTCTCTTTCTCAATATTTAAATAGTTCGGAACAATCTTTTCGTTAAAAAAATTCCTATCCTTATTCCTACTATATTCATTCCCAATCCAGACACAAGAATTAATTTTTTTCTTACTTACTAGCCATGCAATCCAATTCCCTTCATGAACTCTATCATCTTTAACAATCCCAACATATTCTTTTTTTAAACCAGTTTCATAGTCAGACTCCTCACATACAAAATCTCCAGCAAAAACATCATCATGATGATCAATATTAATTAAATCAATATCAGAAAAATCTTCAATACCATAAAGTATTGAGTCATGCTCATATCCAAATGAGACATTATCACAATTCTTTAATGCTTTTAAAAATACATTAAAACAAAATAATAAATTAGATGTATCTATATCAAAATCATTTTCTTTGAAATTAGAATTCTCAAATAACTCTCTCCATCTAGTTAATGAATTATTATCGTGATATAAATCCGCATAAATTTCAATACTTGGACTCATAATATAGTCCAAATCAATACTCAATACCCTCATGTAATAGTTTCTAGATATAATTTAAGGATATCTTTATTTGGTTCTACAAGTGTTAAAATATTTTCAGATCTAACTAACAATTCCGTCTGGTCTGTAAAACTCAACCAAGGAGTCACTGTTCCATCAGAATTAAATAGACAGACATCAGAAATCTGACAATCAGGATCTCCAAGTTCTGCAGTAATTTCTTCAACTTTAGCAATTAAAATTGATCCATTTAAAAGTACTAAACATTTAATCATTTTCTATACCTACCCGTTCTTCATACATTTCTTTAACACTATCCAATGGTTCCACAATAGTAACAATCCAATCAGTAGGAACAGGAACTTGTGTGTCTGATGTCAGAAGAATCCATGGGGATAAAGTTATTTGCAATTCTCCTTCTGGAAGTTCTCTCTCTTCTGACAGTAGAATTGGTCTCCTATACTCTATTTTATGAGGTCTATCAAGTATATACCCACAAACTTTTTGATCTTCTACCTTTTCTCCAATAATAAGTTCTCTGGCATCAGAGATTACAGTTTCACCTGATTTTAATAATGCAAGTTTAATTGACATTTCTTTTTATTTCCTCCATATATTATAGCATAAAAAAGAAGACCGTCAAGGCGGTCCTCTTTCCCATCTCGAACTCATCATTATTTAGAACCAATCCTTACGCTGATGATGCTCTGGAACTATTTTTCCTAACACCACTGTGAGGAGTCCGTCCTCAAAGGAAACTTTTCTAACTTCAGTGTCGTCCGAGAGTGTCCATGCTCTCTTGAAACTTCTCTGAGCCAGTCCCTTATGTGCATAGTCTCTGTCTGATTCCGTATCCTCCTTTTGCCCTTCGACAAAAAGTTTTCCATACTCGGTGAATACATTTACTTCCTTTTTACTAAATCCTGCCAATGCAATCTCTAATCGAGATTCCGTATTACTTATATTAATCAAATTATATGGAGGATAATTCTGTGATGTTTCATGTAGATTAAACATACGATCAAAATATTCATCCATTCCAATACTGTTCTTATGGATTCTTTCCATTAATGCAGGAAGATCCGCAGCAGTATACCTTGCTAGGTTACCCATGATAGTAGCTCCTTATTAAGCGAGTTTATGTTTTGTGGACCCCGAAGGCATCCATTATTATTTATAGCACAATACTTAAAGAAAAGCAGTAGGGTTAACCCACCCCTTTCGGAAACTCATCAATTTCTAATAATTCAAAACTCCATATTATAATACTTTACTTCCCTTTAAGAAAAGTTCAATTCTCATTAAAACCCAAATTCGTCTACAACATCAAGCACTTTATTAAGATATTCCTCCGCACCACGACATTCTTGTTCTGTTAATTCATGCCTTTCACATCGTCCATACAATTCATTCTTGAGCTTATTTGCTCTTGCTTGCATATCTGGTTTGCGTAATTGACCGTTCATGGGTCGGGTGTCCCTTTCTACACTTATATTTAGTAAAAATTAGTCAGTTTCTTCAACTTTTCTTTTCTTACTACCTATATTATACTTGGTTTCTAGGATCCAGTCACCTTTATCACGATATGCTAATACTTTAAT